GTCTCAAGATTATTGAGTCTTTCAACCACAGTAAAACTAAACCATGCTCCAACAGCAACGGCTCCGATTATAGACAAAAGATTCCTTAGTGGCAAAGCCACACTTGTGCTATCACTTATTTTCATAAGCTTTATTTACAATTTAAAGTTTATAGGATCAACTACCAATTACTGTTGGATTTTGTAACTTTATGAGCCAATACTTTTCCTTTGTTTGGTCCATGTTTAACAACATATCCAGATGTACCATTAGCATTGATATCAACTTCACTTCTTGCACTAAATAAAGTTTTTGTTTTAGAAGCTAAGTTTTGTTCTTTGTTTCTATTTTTAAACAAATGTGTAAATCTATCTACCATGTGTCCTCCTAGTTAGGTGAACCTAATATTGTAACATAAATTTTATTTTTTAGTAGTGTTATTTGGTTCTATCTCGTAAAACATTTTGTCAGAATCTTCCGTAATCCAATCCGAACCTTCGACATCCCAGACTGTATTTTGAACTTTATAGTCAGGCCAATCGGACTCAGTAGTGTAATTATTAACATGCCACAAAATGCGATTATTAGGCTGAGCAGCAAAATTCCCGTTAGTAAGTGCCAATATATGTGCACACTTATGTTCTTGAGGTATTTGAGAATGTTCCACATCCAAAATATTAGGCTCAGGATGGGCCCAATCAACAGTGAATAAATAACTTCCTGGATAAAAGTTTTTATCTTTTCCACGAAATTTACCATCTACACCAGCCAAGAAATCAAAAGTATGAACACTAGGCCAATAACTAAAACAGTTCCACAACTGAAGTTCGTCGACCGACATATCCGGCACTTCGGATCTAGAAAAACGTTTTTGGAAAAACGCTGAGATAGGCAATCTATAGTAGACTGCACCGTTGGGAAGCAATGTATGAAATAAGAGAGCACGACCTGAAATAGAGCACAGACCAAAGACAACGCATTCACGCTCGCCTTTCTTATCCATGTCCATATCGTATAAATACTCGGTCCTAATTTTACAATATATCGGTGGTATATTCGCGTTAAGGTAGGCCATACTTTAATCCTCGGGTTATCCATTAATATCTCCCCATGTTTTACCTGATTCATAATCAACTTTATTAGGGACTGCTAGTTTAACAGCATTTTCCATAATTTCAATTATCTTTTTAGATTGTTCTTCTGATTCAACAGAAATATCTAACTCATCATGAATCTGTATGTGAGGTATAATACCTTCATTATATAAATCTAACATAGCTTTTTTAGTCATGTCTGCAGCAGAACCTTGAATTAATTTATTTAATGCTTTGTAAGTCATGGCTCTTCTAATGTTTGCATTTTTTGCACTAGGATATTTTGCAAAGTATGCAGCCTCTGCATCAGGTTTACTCATAGGCGCTGTAAATTTACCATCATTCCATTCAGCTATTTCCCATTTATCAAATCTACATCTACGTCCTAATATTGTTCCAATAGATCCAGATGTTTGAGCAAGTTTTGAAGTCATATTCATTAATTCTTTTACGAAAGGTACATTCTCATGATACTGATTAAATAATTTTTCTGCTTCTGCTTTAGTAGATAAACCAAGTTCTGCTTGTAATTTTGCTTTACCCATACCATAAAATAATCCTAAGTTAATGGTCTTAGCATTACTTCTAGATATTCCGGCCATGTCTGCTACAGTCTGGTGAAAGTCTACAGTATTGTTTTGAAATTTTTTTACAATTTCAGATACAGAATCATCATACATAATAGGATCTGTTTTTGCAGCGTAGTGCACAACTAATCTTGGTTCTTGTTGTGAGTAGTCAAAACAACCCCAGATATGATCTCGTTCAGGTAAAAATAAAGATCTAATCTTTGGTCCTAAATCTTTATTTCTTGCAGGTATTTGTTGTAAGTTTGGATTGCTATAACTAAATCTTCCCGTTACGGTTCCACCTTGATCTGATCTTATTGGATTGATGTCAGCATGAATTCTACCCTTATGTTCATGTTTTAAAATTGTATCTATAAAAGTTGTATGTGCTTTATTTATTTCTCTTGCCTTAGCAATTTTTTGTACTAACGGATGTTTGTGTTCTGATAAGTAATTTTTAGTGAAAGAAGGTGCATTTGATTTTTCTGTTCTATGATAACTTAAACCAAGTTTATCAAAAACTTCTGCAATACTTCTTGCAGCCCAAATCTGTGGTTCAATTCCTGTTTCTTTTTTTACTGCTAATAATAATTCTTTCTCTTCTGTTATCATTGATTGTTTTAATAAATGTGCTGCCTCTACATCTACTCTTACTCCTTTAAATTTCATATCTATCAAACATGGAAAGAGTTGTGTCTCCAGATCAAATATATTTTCTAAATTTTGTTTTTGAATATGTTTAGATAGTTCTTTAAATAATTTTAAAGTTAATGCTGCATCTTTTTCTGCATAAGCTCCAACATCCATTGCAGGAAGTTTATACATTTCAGATTTAGCATCAATACCTGCTGCAGCTGCTGCATCTAATAAAGCTTTCTCATCTTTAACTTCACCAAGATAATCAAAACCTACACTGTTTAAAGAATAAAATAATCTATTCTCATCAATTAAAGATGCCATCACCATGGTATCAATAATATGTCCATTAATTTGTATTCCGTATGATCTTAACCAACAAACGTCATACATAGCATTATGAAATATTTTTGTGTTTGTTGCTTTACAAACATCTTTTACATAATCTAATACAATTCTTTTATCTAAATTACCTTCTCTGTGTCCTATCGGATAATAACCTTGCCAATCATCTACTGCTAATGCAATACCAATAATTTCTCCTTCACCAATAACTGCACCTGATCCTCTTGATTTTAAATTTGGATCTCTAGTTTCTAAGTCAATGGCAACATAACTATACTTTGATAAATCTGGAAATTTTTCTGGAACATTCCATTCTGTTTGCGCTGTAAACATTTATACTCCCAATGTAAAATAAAATATTGCAATACAAGTAAATAATCCTAAATCATAAATTAAAGTCATATTAAAATTAAACATTACTTATCTTTCTTCATATCTTTTAATTTCTTTTTTTCTAATTCACAGTAATGAATTATTTTATCTATATCTTCAATTCCATTCTTATTCAAGTAACGGCATACATATTTAATTACATTTCCCTGAAAAAATGAAAGATTGTTTTTTGATATAAATTCATAAGGTTGAATATAAAAGCCTTTGTAGTGACTCCCACCTATCTGCTTATCTTGTGGAAATGCTTCTTCAAACATTTTTTTATTTGTCATATTATTTCTTCTCCTATATTATATTGATATTCATAACCTTGATTCATTATGAATAAGTTTTCTTTTGCTCTTGTGACACCAACAAAAAATAATCTATGTTCAGTGTCTTTATTTATTTGCGCTGCTTCATAAATAATTCTTTCTAAATCTGTAAATAAAATTACATTCTCTGCTTCTTCTCCTTTAACAGAATGTATAGTTGCTAATTTAATTCTTGCAGGTTTGTTTAGATCCTCGCCGCTCGCTACAAGATCCTCGATATAATTTCTTTGATAATTTTTTAATCGTAATGCTCTCCAGTCTCCAGATGCAATTAAACCATGTTCCATTCTTAATTCATCCATATCCACAGAGTCTACATTTACTAAAGACTTGCCTCCGGAGAAACCATACTTCACATCTCCTTCATCATATTTTAAATATTCGTAAATGTTTTGAGCTTCTTCTCCCGAGATACTTGCACCTTTGTTAAGTCTATCCCAATCATTAATGGCTTTAATAACATCTAAAGGCAATAAGTCATTGAATTTACAATCAAATCTGTATCCACATTCTTGTAAAATTGGCACTAAATTTTTCATTTGATCATTAGTTCTAGTTAAAATCATCCATTGACCTTTACTAAAATCAATATCTTCTAGTTCTAAATTTTCAATAACATGTCCTTCTGCATCTCTTGGTTCCCAAATCTTTTCTCTTCTTTCATCAATATTATCTAAAATAGATAATGCAACTTTATGTATTTGTTTTGGTACCCTTCTTGATATCGTTTGATGATCTGGTGTGCCATCTAAATTTATAAATATTTTAGGATCTGCACCTTGAAATGCATAAATAGCCTGATCGTCATCCCCTGCAACAAAAGATCTTTTACATTGAGATTCAA